ATTTCTTGAGGGTTATTCTTCTTTTCCATCGTTGGGAGGGGTTACAGGTTGATTCTTGGGAGGAGCCACCAGCGCATTGTCCACCGTCTGCATGTTCATTTGCACGAAGTAGGTGTCTCCGCCATCGTAGGAGTTCATATCTTCGAGGGAACGGATCTCGTTGGCGGAGAGGGCTCCCACAATATTCATGTTCTTGTAGTATTCACTCCTGGTCTTGGCATCACCCCGGAGGAGTCCATTGAGGCCGAAGAGGAAGTAATACTCCCCGAATTCATCCTCGCGGAGAAGTTTCCGGTTGAATTCCTCTTCCAGACGCACCAGATACGGAAGGAGGCAATACTGCACGAACTCCATCCCTTGGTGCTCGATGTTATTGTTGGTGGCCCGCTCCAGATCCGCGATCATGTGCGGAGGTACTCCGAAGATGGTGGCCACTTCGGTCTTTTGGAACTTTCGGGTGGCGATGAACTGGGCATCTTCCGGAGGAATAGAGATGCGCTCGTAGGTCATTCCGCCCTCAAGGAGGAGCGGGGTGTGTGCATTATTGAGGCCGACCGACTGCTCGATAAGGTCGTGCTTGAGGCGCTTATAGGCATCCGGCTTCAAAGTCGAGGGGTATTTGAACACCCCGGACATGTTGCCGCCTTGGGTGAAGAACTTCTCGCCATAGTCTTGAGCAGACTGCGTCAGGGAGAGGTTTTCCCGGTGGACTTGGATGGGAGACTTGCCCTTGTAGCCGTTGGTGGACACCCCTTTGAGGTGGATGATATCGTAGCTGGGCAGCAGTTCGCCATTGCTCAAACGATACACCACCTCATCGTCCGGGGTGAGGATGGGCTCACACTCATAGGGCTGGAGTTTCTGGAGGCGCACCGGACGGAAATACCGATCCCGGTGGATCCGGGCATAGCCGTTGCCCCAGAGGGTGCAGCCCACCATCAGGTGTTGAAGAAGGGCAAAGCGGGTAAGGTATGAATTGGGCTTGGAAAGGATGCTGGCGCAAGGATGTCCCTTCGCCTGCTCCCTTCCGGAGTCGGTCTTGTGATAGAGGTGAATTGGCAGTGTTCCTACCGTCTCGGAGAGGATCCGGACGCAGGCCCAGACAGCAGAGATGGCCAGCGAGCCTTCCGGGGTGATGATGTTCTTTTTCACCGCATCGGCCACGGTGTCGGAGAGAAGCACCTCGTTCACAGCCTGCTCGAATTGCTCTGAACTGATGCGCTTCTCTCCTTTGCGAAAGATAGAAATTATGGCATTACTTAATCTTGACACCGTAGCTTAACACTAAACTAATAACCAACGGTGCAAAGCTACCTTCATCAGGGCGCTTCCAAGTGAAACATTGTTACAGTCTTGGAAAATGCTTAACTTTGCCAAATACAGACAAATCGTTATTTTGAACGCGCAAGATTATCAGTATGGAACAGACAAAGACAGACAGACTCGACTACGAGCAGCCCAAAATAAGAATCGTGGAATTGCTGCACTTGACTCCGCTGCTGCAGACAAGCGCGAATATAAATGTAACTTATACCGAGGAGGATTGGTAAAATGAATAAGCAGACACTGAAACTGGGCTGGCTGGTCATTGCCGCAGCCCTCACGATGACGATGGCTGCCTGCTCCAATGACGACATCACAGATGAGCCGTTGACTACAATCGCACCACAAGCCGTTTCGACCGTCCACATCACTGTGGGTGCAGGCATCAGCGATGGCGAGGGCACGACTCGTGCCGCTGTAAGCGAGACTGTCGTGGAAGGCAAGACAGAGCGCACGCTCACGTTCACCAATGGCGACAAGCTCTTCGTCTATGCGGAGATAGCAGCCAATACGAAATACGTTCTCGCGGGCAACAACGGCTCCACGGTGACAGCCTCGTCGTGGGCATTCACCGATGCCTCCAACCCGATTGCCGAGTGCAGTAGTGGCACGGCATTCCTCATCCCGAAAGACGCTCCCTCCGGCCTCTACGACGTTTTAAGCTACATTGGTTATGATCACAATTATGACAAGAGCATCGCCGCCGATGTGAACACGCTGATGAAGACCGCCCTGAAAGTCGAGGGCGACCTCAATACCACAACGCAGAGCTTTACGCTTGGTAAGGTGGACCCCATACTCAACTGCAACTTCGGCGGGCTGACTCCCGGTGTCAATTATAAAGTCAGTCTTTCTTTTGAGGAATATGAAACCACGTATTCCACGAAGTACATTGCCGATGCCGACGGCAAGGTTTCGTTCGCTGTTAGCAACGAGGGAGGCAGCAAGGATTGGACGGTCAAGCTCACAGGTGGAGCAACTGAGTTCACCTACTCGCTCGGGACGACTCTCTGGATTGTGTTTTGAATACCTTCGGAGTCAATGAATCGACGTGGAGCCTGCAGACGAACTTCGGCCTGCTGAAGTTCAAGTACACGCTTAGCACCTCGCCCGGCGTAGGAATATCGTTAGCACCGATTAGCACCATCACCATCAACGATGGCGACGGCAACACCTACACCGTCACCGACACAAGGGACAACGGCTACGGCGGCACGCTCGGCTTCGACACCAGCTTCCAGTTCTACGTCGGCATCTATCCCGTTAGTGGCAAGACGCTCACCATCACCTACGACCCGCACAACGGCCAATACACCTATGTCGGTACCGTCTCGGACGTGACGCTGGCGGGTGGCGCAGTGCTCGACCTCGGTACGGTCGAACTTGTGAAGACAACAATTTGAATCAACAACAAATGTCTAACAACTAAAAAGGATTATGGCGATGATTCGAATTTTACGCTCACTCCGGTGAGCGTTTTTTCGTTTTCCAGCGGAGGTATTGGATCCGGAACGAGGAGTATTCTGAATACATGCGTTCTCCGGTAATGCGCTCTACTTGCTCCTCCAGCATTTCGTAGGCATCTTCGTAGGTCTGATATAGCATCCGAATCTCCAGAAAGGTGTACAAGAATCCTTGCGGGGACAGGAGTTTCCGGGCCTCAGCCGAGAGTGGCGGGATGGCGGCAAGCTGCTCCTCGTACCGCTGACGGGCACGGATTTGCATCTCTGTGACTTTGCGTTTTGCCATACCCTTACCCCCTCAGCGACAGCATTCCCCGGCTGTTATACGGATTATCATCATCATCGGCCTGCTTTGTCATCCATTCTCCCAGCGCCATGATCCCGGCAACGATGCCGTCAATCTTCTGGACTGACTTCTCCTTGTCCGGCTTGATGTTCCCGGCAGGATCCGTCTTGACCACAGTGGATGCCAGCATCCAACGCAGCACCGGATTTCCGAAGTGTTCAATCTTCTCGGTGAGCACCAGCTTCTCGAACTCTTTTGTGGGCGCTCCCATTGAGCCGTAGCCCTGCCCGAAAGGATTACACTCCATGCCCTCGTTCTGCAGGTCGATGATGGTCTGGCTGGAGTTCCAGCGGTCGTAGGCAGTGCTCTGGAAATCGTACACCTCGATGATCTGCAGGATATCGGCTTTCACAAAGTCGTAGTCCACCACGTTGCCGGGAGTGACTTTGACATACCCGGCCTGCACCCAGAGGTCGTAGTTGATGTTCTCTTTCTTGATTTTCTCCAGCATCTTCTCCTCCGGGATCCAGAAGAACGGCAGCAGCTGGAACATGTCGTTCTCATGGAAGATGAGCACGAAGGCAGTGATATCGGACACATTGGAAAGGTCAAGCCCACCCCAGCAGGCGCAGCCCTTGAGGGATTCCGGATCCGTAGTGCCACAGCAGCGCATCCAAGCATCGTCCAGAATCCACGTCTTTTCCGCGTCCACCCAGAGGTTGACGTTCTTCGTCATCACATTGCGGACGGCCTCCGGACGGTTCTTGGCGTCCTGCACCTGGTCGGCCAGATAGTCCACCGAGACGGACACTCCGAGGTTGGGATTGGACTTGATCCACATCTTGGGGTTGTCCCATTCCTCCTTGGAGTCGAGGGTGTAGATGATGCCGAAGAGGGTATCGTCCTGATTGATGCCCCGGAGAATCTTGATGACATTCTCCCGGTAGGCATAGCAGGCTCCGTTCTTGTTGAATCCCGCAGTGGTGATGATGAACATCAGCGGTTGCCTGCGGGCTCCGAAGGCCGACTTGATGACATCGAACATACCGGAGTCCTTATGAGCATGGAACTCATCGATGATACCGCAGGAAGGATTCAGGCCATCGTGGGTACCGTAGTCCGAGGAGAGGGGTTTCATCATGCCGCCCTTCATCTCGTAGACGATGGAGTTCCGGTAGGTGTCCAGATAGTTCTTCAAATCCGTATTCTTGACGATTTCCACCGCATCGGAGAAGCAGATCTTCGCCTGATCCTTGACGGTGGCGGCAGAGTACACCTCTGGCCGGGCTTCGCCATCGGCAAAGAGCATGTACAGGCCGATGCCAGCGGAGAGTGCAGTCTTGCCGTTCTTGCGGGCGATCTCCACATACACATAGCGGAAGCGCCTCGTGCCGTCAGCATTCTTCCAGCCGAAGATGTTCCAGAGGATGAAGTGCTGCCAAGGCTCCAAGATGAACTTCTGCCCGGCCCATTCTCCCTTGGTATGCTTGAGGGTTTCGATGAACTTAATGGCCCGCATCGCGGCCTTCCGGTCAAAGTACCAACCCTTATCCAGCGAGTCCCGGAGGTCATTGTAGTACCTCTGGACGGCCAACTGCACCAGCTCGCAGGTCAGGATTCGCTTTGCCCTGACATCCTCTGCGTATTGCTCTGCCTTTGTTAATTTGTCCATGTTTATTGCTCATCTACAGTTTCAAAATCAGCGAAGTCATCCTTCTTTTGGATTCCAGAAAGCATCGCTGCGACCCTCGCTCGGCTGGCCGGGGACAGTCCGAACTCGGATGCCAGCGTCTTTGCAGCCACCAGCGCATTCTCCGCAATCTTCCTCTTGGGGTTGACCTGCTTGATGGATCCGGTCTTGGTGGCCACCGTAATAGTATAGCCCTCCGTCTCCAGATCCTTCATCATGTCTTTGTAGAGCGCCATCTCCCGGCAGTACGCCAGCAGCAGATCAATGTTGACCACATCCAGCAGTCCTTTGCAGGCCAGCTCCGTTCCCACCATCTGGTACAGTTTCTTGGCCGTACCCTTGAGGCCCTTAGGCTTGGGAAGAGTGGTGGCCGGGGCCATCGGTACCAGCTCGCCATCCATCCGACAGGGCTGGTCGGTTCCCCGGAGCCGCTTACTTGCATCCGATATCTTCTTTCTTCCTTTCGTCATAAATCAAAGAATGTATTTACATTTTTTGTAATTACAATTTTTGTTTTATACCTTTGCGGTGATAAAACACACAGTAGGATGGAAGCACCTTTCATATTCGGCAAGATTGCCACAGACGAGAATTTTACAGACAGGGAGCAGGAAACGGCTCATCTGGTAAACAATTTCGAATCTCTCATCAACACAATCATCATTTCTCCAAGGCGTTGGGGAAAAAGTTCTCTCGTTCACAAGGCAGCAACCATTGCACAGAATGAGGATAAACAGCTCAAAATTTGCACAGTAGACCTTTTTAATGTCAAAACTGAGGAGCAGTTTTATACGGTGTTCGCCCGTAGCGTCATCCGAGGGACTGCATCCAGATGGGATGAGGCTGTGGAAAACGCGAAGAAGTTCTTCTCTCGTCTGGTTCCAAAAATATCCATCGGGGCTGACCCGATGAATGAGGTTTCCATTGACTTTGATTGGGAGGAAATGAAAAGGAACCCCGATGAGATTCTTGAGAAGGGGATAAAGGTTATGGTTTGTATTGATGAATTCCAGAACATCGCGGAATTTGACGACCCTCTTTTCTTCCAAAGGAAGTTGCGTGCTCACTGGCAACAACACCAGAAAGCAAGCTATTGCCTTTATGGGAGTAAGCGTCACATGATGCTTGAGGTCTTCACGGACTCGTCCATGCCATTTTATAAGTTCGGTGACCTTTTTTTCCTGAATAAGATTGATACAGATCATTTTGTCCCATTCATTATAGAGCGGTTCTCCTCCACAGGAAAAACTATCTCTGAAGGCGCTTGCAAGAAAATCATTGCTCTCGCAGACAATCATCCATACTATGTCCAGCAGCTTTCTCAACTTTCTTGGCTCAGATCCTCCTCGCAGTGTACTGAAGAGATTGTAACAAAGGCTCATGAATCGCTCGTTGAACAGCTCAGTCTCCTTTTCTCCAACCTTATTGAAACCCTCACATTCCAGCAGGTTTGTTACCTTCATGCCGTCATTGCAGGGGAAAAAGCTATAACGAGTTCCGAGACCATGCACCGATACCATATAAGCAGTGCCACGGCAGCATCGAGGTCTCTCAAGACCTTGATTAAAAAAGACATTCTTGATAGCAAAGCTGGCATCGTTTCTTTCCAAGATCCCATCTTTGAATATTGGTTGAGACATCATTACTATCAGGTTTAGCATATCCATATTCCACAATTTTGCACGCGTGCGTTTTCGACTCAGGGGGCGATTGACATTTCAAACCCCCGAAGGAAATTCGACCCCCTCCCCGGTCGGAGTTAATTCGTTCAGTCAGCATCAATCATCGCTTCGAGTCTCCGGATGACATTATAAAACCAGATCCGGAGGTCAGTGTTCTTTGAGGAGAGGAAGGAGAAAAACTCCTTCGCTGGATTGACAAGGAGTCCGATTCCGTACTCCAGAACAGATGCGAAAACTTTCGTCATCAAAAGCACTACTTCAAGTGCGATTTTCTTCAATACAGTAGCCATGCACAGATTGTCTTTTCGGGTGTTTTTGAAAAATTTATCAAAGAGTTACGCGGTTTTCGGCCCGATTTTTCGGGTGTTAATTCGGGCGTGTAAACCTTTGAGCGTTTTAGAGTTGCGAGATTTGCGATGGAGGTATTAATCACTGTATCATACCGCTGCGATTTATTTTGACGCAGTTTTTTCACTTTTTTGAGATATAATCCTCGCAATCGTCTCGGAGGGAGAATGCTCCAGCAATCTCTTCTGCCGGGCCATATCAATGTAGATCTGGGTGGTGGCCGGATCATTGTGTCCCAGCATGTCTTGGATGGTCTCGATGGGTACTCCCTCTTCCACCATCAGAGACCCGCAGGTGTGCCGGAGAGAGTGTGCCGATATCTTCGGATCATCAATGCCGATGGCCCGAAGGCGAGCCTTGATGATTTCCGAGATGGCTTTCTTCTGAATGCGCTGCGGCTCCCGGCCACGCATCAGGGTGATGGCCAGCGGACTTTCCAGATTGAAATCATCCGTCCGCATCGAGAGATAGTCCTCCAGCGATGCCATCACCTCATCCGGGATGGCCACCACATCGTGCTTGTCCACCCGGCCCTTCCGCTGGATGTGCAGCACGTTCTTCCCGTCCAGCATATCGAAGTCGCCAATGTTGATCCGCTGGACTTCGCAGGTGCGTAGGCCGTTGGTGAGCATCAGCTGGATCATCAGGTAGTCTCTGGCTCCCACGATGGTGCTCCGGTTAATGGAGGACAGCAGGTCATTGCACTGCTCTCTGGTGAGCGGGTGCTTGTAGTGCTCCTTGGTGCGGAAGTAAGTCTTGATGCCAGCACCGATATCATCGTAGTAGTGCATCGTAGCGCAGTGCTTGTAGAATACCTTGATGACGGTCACATAGCCATTGACGGTGAAGACGGACTTGCCCTGCTTCTGGAGCTCCTGCTTGTAGCGCAGCACATCTGCCCGGCTGGGTGTCCGGGGATCGATCCCTTGAGCAGACAGCCAGCGAAGCCAGAGGTTTATCTTCCTCCGGTGATCTTCCTTGGTGACCGGGAGCGCATCCAGCAGGTCGATCCA